ATTGGATCTTTGACCTCACCAGTATTTGCAATAGTAAATGATGAAAATTCATTCTCAATATCTACAACTAAATCAGGAACAGCTGTTACATTTACTAGTTTAGGTGAGGGAAATGCCCATCAATTTAGTATGGCAAAGGCAAATGAAAAATCCTTGTTTATTGTTGATGATGTTGTACAATATCCACTAATAAGAACTGATGTTGAGTATACTCTAAATTCAAATCTAAGTGGAGAAGTAGGTGTTGCAACTGATATAATACATTTAAGTGGAATTACAACAATATCATCCACTGATATTTTAAAAATAGAAAATGAATTTGTAGAAGTAATTAACGTTGGATTTGCCACGACTGGTGGTGCTCCCGTTGGAACATCTGGAACTTTTAATACGGTTCAAGTAAATCGTGGTTTTGTTGGTTCTTCTGCAACCACACATTTAGATGGTGTTAGTGTACAAAGATTTAAAGGATCTTATCATATTAACGGTAAAGATTTACATTTCACAAAACCTCCCAGAGGTGATTTGACTGGTCAAAAAACTATAAATGATTTAAATCCACCTACTTCTCAGTTTTCGGGTAGAGTATATTTAAGAGAAAATTATGAAACTAATCAAATATTTGATGATATTTCAGATCAATTTACAGGAATAAAATCTGATTTTATTCTAAAAGTTGGTGGAGCAAATACAGTAGGATTGGGATCAACTGGAGGAAATGGAGTATTATTTATTAATGGAATATTCCAGTCACCATCAACTCAATTTAATCCAAATAAAAACTTCAGAATCGTAGAGACTGGTAGTGGTGCAAGTGGAGTATCCACTGTTATTTTCACAGGAATTACATCATCAAATGGAAATGTTATTATATCAAATAATATTAATACAAATGAACTACCTAGAGGTGGTGTTCCTATAGCAATAGGTAATACTGTCAATGGTTTAGGGTATGCTCCTTTAGTAGGTGCAGAAGTTAAACCACTTACAAATGCATCAGGACAAATAACAAGCATTGTCGGAACTGCATATAGTTCTTCTGACTTGGGTGTAGTAAGTGCGGATTATTCAAATACAACAGGTATTATGACAATCACCACTGTGGATGAACATCCATTTAATGGGTCAGGTGATTTTGTTTTACTTGACAATATGGTCTTTAATCCTGCTTTCCCAAGTGGATTTATAAGAAAAAATGAAATAGAAGTTGTTTCGATAGCAGCAACTAATATATTTACAGTGTCAATTGGAAAGAGTTCTGTAGAGAATGTATATACTTCAGGTGGAGATGTGTATCCATATTATCCTAGTTTAACCTTTGGTTCAGGATATAATGATATTGTTTCTATAGGAGTCACAGTCTATGATTATGGATATGAACATCGTTTCATATCTGCAAATCCAAATGCAATAACGGTAGTTTCTGGAGGAACAGGTTCTAGAACTCCCACAGATGTATTATATAATCCTGTAAATGGAACTTTGACAATAACATGTAATAATCATGGGTTAGATAGTAGTGTTATTTCAATTGCAGATAATAGTCTTTTCTTCTCTTGTTCAAAAGATGCCTTCAAGACAACTCACTCATATCCAAGAGCTACAGACCCTGCATCAACAAGTAATTCACAATTAAACAATGGCCAGTTATCAGTAACAAAGATAAGTGAAGATATCTTTAGTGTTAATGTTGGTACAAATGTGGGTAGTGGTGCAGATATATCTGCCGTGGCAGGAGTTGGTGGAACTGCAATATTCACTATTAATAATTCAGGTTCTGGTTATAAAACACCATATGTTTTTGTATCTGAACCATCTTACTCAAATCTTTCAATTAAGGGTGTTTCTAGACTTGGAGTCGGACTTACAACCGATACTGGAACTGATTTGAGGGTAACTGCAATTACAAAACCTGCTACAGGAATTGGAAGTACTTTATTTGAAATATCCGAATATGAAGTAGTTAACTCTGGTTTTGCCTTTAAAAAAGGAGATGTTGTAGAACCAGTTGGACTGGTGACATCTGGTAAATTGAGTCAGTTGCAAGAAAGATCTACATTAACCATTGAAAAAGTTTATAATGATAATTTTGCTCTTTGGCAGTTTGGTAAATTTGAATATATTGATTCTATCGAAGATTTACAAGATGGATCAAGAACTAGTTTTCCTATAAAACTTAACAATCAACTTGTTAGTGTTGAGATAGATAATGACACTATTGATAAAAATGTTAATATTGAAAATATGTTCATTGTGACTGTAAATGGTGTTATTCAAGATCCAATAAAATCGTACAGTATAATTGGGGGAAATGTCATTAGTTTTACAGAGGCACCACTAGGAAATTCAGCTGCTGGTAAAAAAGATGGTGATGATATAAGTATTTTATTCTACAGAGGAACTGCAGGAGAAGACTCTGTTATTAACTTAGCACAAAAAATTATAATTGAACAAGGTGATAACATTCAGATTAAAAGAGGTTTAAATGTTCCTGAACAAGACGAAAGAACAGTCTCCAATTTGGAAACATCACAAAAATTAGAAACAAACCCATATATTGGTGTTGGTATAAGTTCTGAAGAAAGTAGACCTTTAAATTTAATAAAACAAAAAGAAGATAAGATAATAAATAAAGTTCTTATTTCTAAGAAGAGGTCAAGTATTGAACCTAGAATTACACCTGTTGCAAGAGTAATTTCTGATGTAACAACATCAAATACAACTTTCTTTGTAGATAGTACAGATTTATTTAATTATGAGGGTGAGAGCACTCCTTTAGTTAATTTTGAATTACTAAACTCAGATTTCGACAATAAAGTTAAAGCATCAGCATCTGCTATTGTTTCTGTAGCAGGAACTATATCAGGATTTAATTTTTCTAACTTCGGTTCTGGTTATACAGTTGCACCTACTGTTAAAATTGCATCACCTCCAGTAACGGTGCAATCTGGGTTAGGAACGATAGATGCTGGAAATCCACTTGTTGGAGTAGGAACAACAGCAACAGCAACAGCAACTATCGGTGCTGGTGGTACTATCACTCAAATATCAGTTAATAATCCTGGTTTGGGATATAGTCAAACAAATCCACCTCAAGTTTTAATTAGTAGTCCAAATAAATTACCTGATATATCTGAAAGACTTTCGACTAAAGATACTCCAACTTCAGTCATATCAGAAAATACTGGTGTTATCACAGGTATTGGAACTACATTATTCTCTGGTAAATTAGGAATTAAATTTAATTTAAAGAGTTATCATAACGATCCTTTTTCTATCATAAATGTAGGAAATCCAATCTATGTTTTTGATACAAGATCTGGTAATGGAATAATATCAATAGATAAAACTGGGACTGATTCAAACATAATTGGCATTGGAACAACATTTTCAGATAATATCTATGAAATAGTGAGTGTAACTACTGATGCTGGCACCAAATCAGGAATTATTACAGCACATATTAAATCTGATACTGTAGTAACTAATATAGACCTATCGGGATCTGAAGCACAACCAGTAGGTAAATATTCAGTTGGGTCGATTACCAATCTTGTAAGAGGATCAAATCCAATATCCATAGGAGTTACTGGTTTGACTGTTGGATTAACCACAGCAGTTGGAATATCTACATTTCCTATTTTAAAAAGGACTGGAGGAGATAAAACGTTTGAACAAACTGGTGCATTAATTCCAGAATAATAGTTAATTTAAAAATCTTGTATAAATATCTAAAAAACTAATAATATGCCAGCAGTAGTAACAGATCAATTTAGAATAACAAATGCAGGTAACTTCGTAGATTCCGTTTTAAATGAGAATAATTCGTATTATGTATTTTTAGGTTTGCCTAATCCTCAAGGAAAAGCTGGAGAAAATCCTCAAGTTGGATTTGGTAGAACTGATAATTGGAATGCAAGCACACCCGATCCTACCGATAATTTGCAATATCTAAACCATTATAGAGATACTTCTTTATTTGGTAAAAAAATTAACTCCTCCAATATTCGGAGAGTAGTAAAAAAACATAGTTGGGTCGCAAATAAAAAGTATGACATGTATAGACATGATTATGCTCTTAGTGATGATCCTAACAAAAATAATCCAACACCCAATGCAGGTGGTGGTCTATATAACACTAATTACTATGTTATTACATCTGAATTTAAAGTTTATATTTGTTTAGATAATGGAGGATTTGGAACTGGAAATGATGCTAAAGGAAATGGAAGTAAGGATGAACCAACCTTTACCGACTTAGAACCATCATCTGCAGGAACAAGTAATGATGGATATATTTGGAAATACTTATTTACAGTGGCTCCAAGTGATGTTATAAAATTTGATTCATTAGAATATATTGTTTTACCTAATGATTGGTCCACAACCACTGAATCTCAAATACTAGCAGTAAGAGAGTCTGCTAATTCTGACGTTAATAAAAACCAAATTAAAACAGTTTATATAAAGAATAGAGGAGATCTTTATGGTGCTGACAAAACATACGCATGTAATATTGTTGGTGATGGATCTGGTGCCAGAGCATTAGTAACTGTTGCTGATCAAAAAATCACAAATGTTGTTGTAACTTCTGGAGGATCTGGTTATACTTTTGCACAGGTTGATTTAAGTCCCTTACCATTTAATTCAAGTGGAACAAGAGCAAATTTAATACCCATAATCCCTCCTTCTAAAGGACATGGATTTGATATCTATACAGAATTAGGTGCAGACAAAGTTTTAGTGTATTCTCGATTTGATGATACCACAAAAGATTTCCCTACAGATACCCATTTTGCTCAAGTAGGAATAATTAAAAACCCTAATGGGCAGGGTAATACGGGAATTTTGACAACTTCACAATTTTCTTCAACATCATCAATTAAATTTGAAAATAGTATATCTGCTCCAAGTGGTGGTTTTGATACCATGATTGGTGAGGGTATAACTCAGATTCGTACTATTGATAATGTTGATGTTACCGCAAGGGGAACAATAGTTTCATATGATCCTGAGACTTTTGTACTGAAATATATTCAAGACAGAAGTTTGAATTTAAATCCTGGTACCAATGATACTACAGATTTTCAAGGAATAACTCAAAGAGGTTCAGTAGTTGCTTTTGGATCAACTGAAGCAATTAATTCAACTGGTGGTACTATTAATAGTAAAAAACCTAATAGTACTTTTTCAGGTATTACAACAACCATTAATAACAAACAAATAAACTTGGGTGTTAATTTCACAAATGGTTTAGCTGATTCCGAAATAAATAAAAAGACTGGTGAAATTATTTACATCGATAATCGTAAAGAAGTAACAAGAAACATCAGACAAAAAGAAGATGTTAAAATCATTCTGGAATTTTAAGAAAAATGACCCAAAAAATTAATTTAAATGCAAGTCCATATTATGATGACTATGAAAGTTCAAAAAACTTTCATAAGGTCTTATATAAACCTGGATTTCCAGTACAGGCAAGGGAATTAACATCACAGCAATCTATATTACAAAATCAAGTAGAAAAATTTGGTAGTCATATATTCAAAGAAGGATCAGTAGTTATACCTGGTGGGATTGCTTTTGATAACCAATTTAGTGCAGTTAAATTAAAATCTACTAATTTTAATGTTGATATATCAGTTTACATTCAAAATTACTTAGGTAAAAAGATAATAGGTAGTGACTCTGGAATTGAAGCTATTGTTAAATTTATTGCTCTTCCAGACGGGGTTAATGTCAATGATGTTACTTTATATGTAAATTATTTAAGTGCTGATAAAGATTCTCAGTTTAATTCTTTTACTGATGGTGAGACATTAACTTCTAATGAGTCTGTGGTTTATGGAAATACAACAATTAGTTCAAATACACCTTTTGCATCTTTACTAGATGCAGATGCAACTGCAATTGGATCTGCAGCCTTTATTTCTCAGGGTGTTTATTTTATAAGAGGATTTTTTGTAAACGTTTCAGATCAAACTATAATATTAGATCACTATAATAATAGTCCCTCATATCGAGTTGGATTGCAAATAAATGAGTTAATAGTAAATGCAAAAGAAGATAATACGTTATTTGATAATGCAAAAGGATTTACCAACTATGCAGCACCAGGTGCTGATAGATTAAAAGTTGAATTAATTTTGAGTAAAAAATTATTAACTGATAAGAACGATACGGATTTTGTCGAACTTATGAGGATTGATGAAGGAAAAGTTAAGGTAGTAAATTCAAAGAGTGATTATAATAAAATTAGAGATTGGGTAGCAGAAAGAACTTATGAAGAGTCTGGTGATTATAGTGTAGATCCATATAAAATTGGTTTATTCAATTCTTTAAATAATAGTCAGGGTAATAGTGGATTATTTTTTAAAAATGAAACTACTGATCAAGGAAATGAACCGTCTGATGATTTAATGTGTGTAAAAGTGAGTGCAGGTCAGGCATATGTAAGAGGATATAATGTAGAAAGTACAGGAACTACTATTGTAGATGTTGAAAAATCAAGAGAAGTTGGTATTAAAACTGATGTTGGTATTGGATTTGAGATGGGTAATATTCTAAGAGTAAATAATGTCGTAAAAGGTTCAATTGCACCAGGAAGTACAATTAAGTTATTTGATAATTTTTTAGACAGTGGTGGTGTTCCAACAGGTGAGAATATAGGTAGTGCAAGAGTATATTCATTTAATTTGGAGGATGCACCCTATACGGGTGCTACTACACCATGGGAATTGAGATTATTTGATATACAAACAAATACTAATTTAACTTTAAATCAACCAATAAGTAATACGGAATTACCAGAAGGATCTTTTGTTAAAGGAAAGAGTAGTGGAGCAAGTGGATTTGCCGTTAAAGCTGGTGGTGGATTGGAAATTATCAACTTAAATGAAACATCAGGATCTTTTGTAAGAGGTGAGCAGATACAAATTAATGGTATAGATTTTCCAAGAACTGTTGGTCTTGTAACGGCATATTCAACTCGAAATATCAAATCTGTTGTAGAAGGAACTAAATTTAGAGCAGATACCGTTTCAAGTAGATTTAGATTACCAAATGATGTAATTAACGTCACATTATCAAAAACAACTCTTGAGGGTGATACAGCTACTGCAGTGGAGGGTGATTTTGCTCGTCTCAGACCAGGAGACATTCTTATGTACAATAAACCAGGTGCACGAACTCTTACTTTCAATAGAGTAAAATTTGTAGACCCTAATAACCCTAAAGGATTAAGATTAGAGGAAACTGTTACTGTTCCTGGATTACGTGATGGAGCATTATTTGATACTGGAAATAACACAAATTTAATCACAGTGCAAATGTTTGCTGCTGCACCAATTGTAACAGGCACAGGTCAATTATATGCTCCATTTGATATGCCAAACGTATCAGATGTAGAATTGACAGATTCATCAATAAAAATAACAGATCGGGCAATTTCTCAATCTGTAACAGGAAATCAATTAACTCTTACCACATCAAGTCAGTTTAGTTCCATACCTAATATCGTATTCGATACATTTGATCAAGAAAGATACTCAATGTTTAATAATTCTACTGGAGTTCCAGTGTCTTTATCAAATGGTGCATTTGAATACAATAATAATGGTAGCGAAGTTAAATTTACTAACTTAAGTATTAGTAACGCTGATGTTAATGTAACTCTTACAAAGACGAAAATAAGATCAAAGATAAAAGAATATACAAGAAGTAGAAAATTAATCATAGACAAATCAAGAAAATCAATATCGGGAGACGTTGCAGTTGGAACTGGAGTATCTGCCATTTCAGATGGTCTTACTTTTGATTCCAGATATGGATTAAGAGTTCAGGACGAAGAGATTTCATTAAATCTCCCTGATGTTGCTAAATTTTTAGCAGTTTATGAATCAACTAATACATCTGCACCAGTATTAGACAAATTAGTATTTTCCAGTTCTATTAATGTATCTGACAATGTAATTGTTGGTGAAAATATTATATCTGATGATTATCAAACAATTGCAAGAGTTGTTTCTAAAAATGTAAATACTGTAGAAATTGTCTATATTACAGGTGGAATATTTAATTCTGGTGATAGTGTTGAATTTGAAGAATCAAATATAAAAACAAATGTTCAATCTGTAGAACTTGGAAAATATAAAAATCTTACAAATTCATTTTCCTTAGATAAGGGGCAAAAAAATGAATTCTATGATTATTCAAGACTTATAAGAAACAAAAATGTACCAGAACCACGAGGTCAATTATTAGTAGTATTTGATTTCTATTCAGTATCATCAGATGCTGGTGATGTATTCACTGTGAATAGTTATGATGAAGATAGATTTTCTAATGATATTCCAAGTATTGGTGATACTAACATAAGAGCTTCTGATACTTTAGATTTTAGACCAAGAGTATCGGAATATAATGTTGCTACAGATACTGGATCACCTTTCCAATTTTCTCAAAGAGATTTTAGTACAGCAGTTTTGAGGTATTTGGCACCTAATGAGTCTTCCATCCTTAGTTATAAACATTATCTAGCTAGAATAGATAAACTTTATATTAATAAATTTGGTAAATTTATATATGAAAAAGGTGTGTCTTCTATGAATCCAAAACCACCAGTAAAATCTGGTGAACTAATGGAATTAGCCACAATAGCATTACCACCTTACTTATATAATACTCAAGACGCATCACTAGCATTAACTGATAATCGAAGATTTACCATGAGAGATATTGGTAATATTGACGATAGAGTTAAAAATTTAGAGCAAGTTACTTCTTTATCTTTATTAGAAACAAGTGCTCAAACATTACAAGTTTTGGATGAAGAGGGTAGAAACAGATTTAAAACAGGATTTTTTGTAGACCCATTTAAAGACTATAATTTTATAAATCGCAATGCATCATCAATTCAAATAAATCCAAATGCAGGAGAACTAATACCATTTAGAAGTAGAGATACTCTTGCTTCACAAATAACACCAGCAGCATCAATTGATGTTTCTCAATTAGATTTTAACACTGATTTTGATTTATTTGATCCAAACATTAAAAAAACTGGTGACGTTATAACATTAAATTATGAAGAAGTTGAGTGGATATCACAACCTTATGCTACAAGCACTGGTGGTGTTAATGATATTATGAATGTTAACCCATATGAGATTCCTGTTTTTAGTGGAACCATTGAATTAGATCCTAGATCTGATGTTTGGACAAGAACAAGACAGATTGAACCATCACGAACTATACGACAAGAAGGATCAAATGGAACAGTATCAGATGTTAGTTTAGATATTAATTTAGGAAATGCCGACAATCCATTAACATTTGACCGAGGACTTAGAAGAGTAGCAAATCCTAGAAGAAGAGGACAGACTGTACAAAGAACTATTTTCCAAGGTGAAGTTGCTGCTACAAATGTCATAAATGAAACTATTCAGATTAGTAATGCTGATACTACTGTTCGAAATAATTTAGTATCTTCTGGTGCTGAAGATTTTATGAGATCTCGAAATATATCATTTGTGTCTAGTGGATTTGCAGCTTATTTAAGAATGTATTTGTTCTTGGATGGTCAAAGGATATTTGACATTATTCCTAAGTTGGTAGAAATAGTTAAAATACCAAATGGTACTGAAAGTGGTTCAAATGGAACTTTTCAAATTGGAGAAACTGTGAGAGCTTATGATGCATCCAATAGAGAAATTGGGAGATTTAAATTATGCCGACCAGATCATAAATTTGGATCAATTTTATCTCCATCTGAAACATATTTGAACAATCCATATACTAAAAGCACTGGATTGTTAAGTATACCCACCTCATATACACCATCAATAGATATTGTAAACATTGATATAAAATCATTATCTGAAGAGGCACAAGGTGACTTTTTTGGATACTTAACTAAGAATACAAAATTAGTTGGAGGAAACTCTGGAGCAGAAGCATATGTAAAACAGATAAGACTTGTAACTGATGATTTTGGTGATTTACTTGGATCATGTTTTCTTCGTGATCCATTAGCACAACCAACACCAAGTGTTAGAATACAAGCAGGTTCTAAAGACTTTAAGTTAACATCAAGTCCTACAAATGAAAATGTAGCTCCTGCTGAAAAATTTGGTGTTATTGCTGCTGAAACAAGATATGATGCCATTGGAACATTTGAAGAATGGCAAGAAACAGTTCTCATTGAAACTAATACTAATACAGTTAATGTGAGTGGAGATATTTCAGGAAATCTTGCTCTTGTAGAAACAGTACAATATTATGATCCATTAGCACAAACTTTTGTTGTTGGTGGAAATGTAGATTCACCAAGTGCTGTGGGTGCGAACAAAGACTTAAATGGTGTCTTTATAACATCAGTAGAGGTTTATTTTGCTTCGGTTGATACTACTACAAATTCACCAATCACATGTGAAGTTAGAAGTGTAACTGGTGATGCTAGACCATCTAGAAATTTATTAGGTAAAAGTAAAACATTAAGACCAAGAGGAACTGATGCAAATGGAAATGAAGTTACTTTAATTGAGTTTGATCCTGAATCTGCAAGTAAACCAACCAAGTTTACATTCCCAGAACCAATATATTTGGCACCAGGTGAATCATACGCATTTGTTTTAGTAGCACCTCAAAGTACTGAATACAACGTTTGGACTGGAAGACAAGGTGGAGTTGCAGTAAATGCAAGCACTATTCAGGAAGCAGATTCTGGAGCATCTTTAATTTATTCTACACAATATGCCATGGGTGCAATATTTAAATCACAAAATGGTGCTCTTTGGACTGAAGATCAGAGCATGGATATGACATTTAAATTATATAAAGCTAAATTTACTTCACAATCAGGAACAGCATTCTTTAATAATCCCAAACTAAGTGATAGTAATGGATATGTACCAACTTTATTAAGCAATCCAATAGAAACTTTCCCTAAAACTGGAAAAATAGGAATCACAACCACTACAAATC